GCCAGGCCCATCCGAAGGTGCGTGAGGTTGCGTGTGACCCTTTCCGTTGGCAGAGGTCGATGGGGATTTTGCAGGATAGGGGTGTGCCGATTGTGGAGTGGCCCAGCACTTCTGCCCGCCGTATGGTGACGGCTGGCGCTCTGGTGTTTGATGCGGTGATGGAGAAACGTTTGATACATGACGGAAACCCTGTACTGACCCGGCATCTCAGTAACGCGATAACGAAGGTTGATAATGTTGGCCCGCGTATTGTCAAAGACTCTAGGAATAGTCCACGCAAGATTGATGCGGCGGTTGCTATGACGATTGCTGTAGACCGGGCACTTGGAGGCGGTAAACTAGAGGAGCCTCCACAATTTTTTGATTAAGGTGATGATGGATAACATTTTGCAGATTGTTGGGTCAGCCTTCGTTGTTGCGGGCGCAGCGCTTATTTGGGTTCCCCTCGGTTTTATCGTGGCAGGAATCATCATCATTGTTATTGGTATTTCGTTGGAGAGTAAATGATTTTCGGCAAACTGTTTGAACAACGCGAGATTAGTTTTCAAACCTTGTGGGGCAGTGGCGGGGATGTGACCGCTGGCACAATTGCCGGTGTTGGTGTGGATCAGAATAACGCGTTGAGTATTGCTGCTGTTCATTCGGCGGTGTCGCTTATTGCTGACACGATTTCGACTTTGCCGGTGGATGCGTTTATTAGGCTTGATGGGAACCGGCGACCGTTTCGTCCTAAACCGTCTTGGGTCTCGCAACCTGACGTAAATTTTGCGGGGCACAGTGTTTTCTATAATCAGTTGCTTGTGAGTTTGCTTATCGACGGTAATTGTTTTGTGCGGGTGTATAGCAATCGTAAGGGCGAGGTTGTGAACCTTGTCGTGCTCAATCCGATGGATGTGGAGATTACCCGTAACGGGCAGGGCCGGCTAGTGTTCACGGTGCAGGGCGAGGAGAAGCCTCTCACGTCTGAGGACATTTTGTATGTGCCTGATTTGTTGCGTCCTGGGAGTATTCGCGGGGTTTCCCGTGTGGTCGGGTTGCGCGAAAATTTGGGGTTGTCGAAAGCGCTTGAGGCGTATGCAGCCAATTTTTTTGGGAGTGGGACAACGCTTGCCGGCGTGATTGAGTACCCTGGGGCGCTCACACAGGAGCAGGCAGAAAGTTTGCGTGGCTCGTTCGACAACGCGCATAAGGGTTGGCGCAAGTCTGGACGTACCGGGATTCTTAGTGGTGGGGCAAGTTTCAAACAGACACAGGCTGACCCTGAAAAGTCGCAGGCGCTCGAGGCGCGACGGATGGCTGTGGAAGATGTGGCCCGGATTTGGCGGATTCCTTCTCACATGTTGAACTTGCCGGGAACAAATACTTTTGCGAGCGTAGAACAGAATGCGTTGCAATTTTCCAACTTTACTCTCCGGCCTTATATCGCAAAATTAGAGTCGATTATGAGTTCTCTAATGTCACGTTATCCTGGCGGGGAAACCGCGTTCGTCAAGTTCAACATGAACGGGCTTTTGCGTGCTGATATTCAAACAAGGTACAGCGCATACTCGACTGGTATCCAGTCAGGGTTTCTCGCTATTAATGATATTCGCCGGCTAGAGGACATGTCACCACAGGAAGGCCCGGCTGCCGAGGCTGTACGGGTTCCTCTTGCAAACGTGGATTTGTCGGATGCTGGTGTGCGTGCGCAGCGTGAGAGGGTGCAGATGGCCCGTGACCTGGTGTTTGCCGGGTTTGAGCCGTCGGAGGCTTTGGGGATGGTGGGACTTCCCCCGGTTGCGCATACGGGGCTTCCCTCGGTGCAGTTGCAGGGGGTGGCACAGGTTGACCCTGGTAACCCGGATGCTGTTTACAAGGATGAGGTGAAATGATGGAGTCGGATGTTTTGATGCCTCCGTCGTGGGTGCGTGCGATTGCTCGGCGTGCTGTCGATGTGGAGGTTGCTAACGCTGTGGCGCATGGTGGGATGACCCTGGCATGTGGGTGGAGGCGCGTGAGTCTCTTACCGAGTCTGGGGGATACTGTGTGGGGTGTTGTTTTAGGTGCCCCTACGGTGAAACGGTTTCTGGCGGTCGCCGATGAGGTTATTGGTAAAGTGGAGCAAGATAATGATGGAAGGGCTAAAGGCCAAGCTTTGAGCAAAATGGAAACCCGTGTCAATGCGGCAGATTTTGAGATACGCGAAACCGATACTGGGATGCAGTTCTCCGGGTATGCGGCGGTGTTCAATTCGGATAGTGAGCCGTTACCGTTCACGGAAAGGATTGCCCCGGGAGCTTTCCGTGGCTCACTGCGCAACCGTAATGACATTAAGCTTCTTTGGAACCATGACACCGGATCGGTGCTGGGATCGACTAGGGCTCACACGTTGCGTATTAGCGAGGATGAGCGTGGCCTTTATGTTGAGGCAGATTTGGCTAACACAAGCGTGGGGAATGATGCGCGTGAGCTTATCAAACGTGGTGACGTGGACTCGATGAGTTTCGGTTTCACTGTGCCGCGCGGCGGGGATGAGTGGAACAGTGAGGGAACCGTAAGAACTTTGAACATGGTTTCTTTGCATGAGGTTTCAATCGTGAGTATGCCTGCATATACCGCTACTGCTGGGATTACGATGGTGCGCGGCCTGGACAAGGCTGCTAAGCGTTCTGGTGTGGATGCTGATGCGCTGGCGGATGCGTTGCTTAAGATTGAGAACGGTGAGGACATTAGCGCTGACGATCGGCAACTACTCACTACGGTGATTGATGAGTTGGCTCCCGCGGTTGAGGCTCCCCCAGTGGAGGACTTTACGAGCGAGTTGGAAAAGCTTGCGTTGAAGAAGAAGAAGCTAGAACTATTGTTAGGAGCATAGAAAATGGCTAGTCGTGAACAAATTGTTGAGGCGATAATGAAAGTTGCTGGGCATCCTTCTGTGGGTGCTATCAAAGTGTTGGCCCCTGAGTTTGCGGATGCTATCCTGGAGCTTTGATAATTGCTTCTGTTCGGAAATCGCCAGTGTTGGCGCAAGTGTCTAAGGGCGCTACCGAACAGGCAGAAAAAGAGACGAGAGTAGTTGACGTTTCAGAGAAACGTTAGTCGAGTCTAACTTCCTCCCGTGCGCCTACCCCCTTCTGGTGCGCGGGAGGTTTCTCTTGTGCCCACCTAATCGGTAATAACAAAAATTGTTAGAACCTATCTCGACCTATCTGAATTTGGCGGCACTTGTGTTTTGTGCTACTGTTTCAGTGGATGTTCTATTCTCTTGCTGGTGAGTGGATTCCATTAGCAGTACCCCGCTTCTGTTTTTATTAGTCCATAAACCTTGGCGGTTTACGACTAGCCCCCCTGACGCTTATTTGCAGGGGGGTTTAGTTGTGTTATTGTCTAATTGGTAGCATTCCTTCCACGGTTTAAGCGCCAATTCCGAACCCCCAGACTAAAACCCCTGGGGGTTTCGTGCTAGTATCTGAGTGTCTGGTAGTTCATTAGATTCCTTTCATTGGGTGAAAAACGGCCCTCCTCGTTGCTAGCGGGGAGGGTTTTCCCATGTCTGGGGTGCCGCCGTCCTTGTGGCAGGACAAAACCGCATACTGTCCCTTTCAAAGTACGGCCTAGTAAAGTGCTATACTTGTGTTACTAACACTCGCCCCTCTTCCCTTAATGGGTACGGGCTAGGTTTTCTTTTTAGGGAGTGGATGGTTTCGACAGCGAGGAAATGCCGCTTGCGGATCCTTGTTGGACGTGGGGTTCGACGTCCCCACACTTCCACTAGGCTCCTGTACCCGATAAAGTTTGCTGTACCCGGAACGTGTCAATACCGTACTAAAATCGGTACGCTTGTGACACTTATGACACATATGTACCCAACTAGGTACACATATGACATAAAAACGTGGGCACCGGCTTCCATAAAAACGTAGATACATTGTAGACACGGGCGCATAAAAGTTCACACACACTCTTTGGTAAAATTGGTGTACCGGATAAGCGTTACCGCTGTCGGAGTAGTTGAGCGTTACCGCCGCTGCGAAACCTAACTATTACCGATAAAGAAAAGAGTTGCTATGTCTGAGTTCATCCGAACCCAGCAAGAGGCACGCGCTAACCTGACAATGCAGATTCGTGAAGTTTTGGAATCTGCCGAGTCTGAGGGTCGTGGCCTTGATGTTGCTGGTTCAGAAAAGATTGATCGTATTGAGGCTGACATTCGCCGTGCGGATGCTGCTATTGAGGTTGCTACCCGTAACGCACAGCGTGTCACTGAGGCTGAGGAAGCATCACGCGGGTTCGCGCCTGTAAGTGCTGAGTCGCGTTCCTCGGAGGACATTCTGCGTTCCATTGGTCGTGGGGAAACTCGCAGCCATGACTTTGAGCGTCGCACTACGTTGGTGCCTTCTGCTAACACTGTCCCTAAGTCATTTTATGATGGCGTGTTGATGTTGCCCGTTGGTTGGCCCGATGCTTGAGGTTGGAGAACGTTTCAACACTACGTCTGGTGAAGACCTTACAATTCCTACACTGACCGCTTATAGCTCTGCGGTGCTTTCCGCTGCCGGTGCTACTATGACCGAATCTGAGCCTACTTACGCGAGCATCACTTTGGGAGCCTACAAGTATGGCCTTCTCATCGCGGTTGCTTCCGAACTGGTAAACGATGCAGGTTTGACCTGGAAAGCCACCTTGCTAACCAGGCCGGTAACGGTCTTGGTACCGCAGTAAACTCTGCACTCACCATTGGCGATGGTTCGGTCCAAGCCTCAAGGTGTTGTTGTAGGTGCTGCTGCTGGTGTAACTGGTGCTGCTGCTGCTGCTGGTGCGTTCACCTCGGATAATTTGATAGATCTCGCGTACGCCGGAGATGGTCTTATTAGATCCCTACCTGGAACGGCTTACATGGCGTCCGGTGCAGCTATCGGTGCAATCAGGAAACTGAAAGCACCGCAGGAAATTACTTGTACACGGTTGGTATCGGACAGCCTGACCAGTTTGCCGGATTCGATGTTATCGAAAACCCAAACATCGCCGCACCTGCTGCTACTGCAATCAGCGTGCTGTTCGGTCACATGCCTTCGTACAAGGTGCGTATGGCTGGCGGCCTCGCGGTTGCTTCCTCGTCGGACTACGCGTTCAACAAGGATACGGTTACTTACCGTTTCTCAATGCGTGTTGATGGCAAGATTGCTCACGCGTCGCATATCCGTAAGTTCACTGGTGGGGCTGCTTCCTAAGAGTTAGCTTTCACGGGGAGCCCCTGGCCTATACGGTTGGGGGCTTTCCCCTTTAACGGGTAACGGTTGGCGCGGTAAACTAGAGACTGGAGGCTCCCACTATGACTATTGAAAATCCCTACGCATCTTTGTCCGATGTGAAGGCTGCGCTACGAATAACAGACACCGTCGATGATGCTCTGCTGGAGATAAGTATTGAGGCTGCTTCCCGTGAGATTGATGGGTGGTGTGAACGGGTTTTCTACTCCACTAACGCTACCCGCGTGTACAGGCCTGATGTGGGGAACGTGGTGCAGATTGATGACTGCCAGAGTGTGACGACGCTCAAGACAGACACGGCAGGCGATGGGACATATAACCAGACGTGGGCCACTAGCGACTTTGAGCTGTCCCCCCTGAATGGCCTTGTGGGAGGCGTGGAGACACCTTTCTATGCTGTACGCGCTACGGGAC